TATGACGACCACCCTAATTGGTATCCGCACCCAAGCAAAGCAGACTTGGCCGACTGCCGGAGTTCGGGGTGGCTTTCTTTGGTCATCCCCGGTACATTAAACATCCGCGCACCAAACTGTGCGTAGGGGTCACCTTTTGCTCTGAAGATGTCGAGCATGTCTTCGTAGTCGGCGAGCCACGCCAACACTCGCGGCTCGATCTGAGACAAGTCCGCCACGATCAGTTGGTGTCCCGCCGGGGCCATGATCGCCTTACGCAGGAAGCTCCCACGCTTCAGGTTCTGCATGTTGATGGCGCTGCCCTTGCTGGCCGTCCATCGTCCGGTCGTCGCTCCGTAGTACGACAATGGCACAGGCAACGGGCCGCGCTTGGCGATATCCAGAAACCGTTGTGCCCTCGTTCGCTCCGTCGTCGACTTGACCCGCAGCCTCGCCTCACACAGGAGCGCCACATCTTCCCGGTCACCGTTCAGCAAAGCTTGGAAGAGGGCGTCGTTCTTTGCCAGAGCATATGTCTTCTCGCCCGTGGTCTTGCTTGTCTTCAGGGGCGGCTCACAACCAAGACCACGAAGCAGCTCCGCGAACTGCGGGTTGCTGGCTAGTGCTGACTCCTCCACACCCAGCTTACGGAGCAGCTCTTCTCTGTTTTCCTTCTCTTCAAGGATGGCGTCCACCAGCATGTCCTGATCAAGCTCCAGTAGCGGACGTGTGTACATACGGAGCGTCAGGTCGATCAGGCGTAGCTCCTTGCTGGGGTAGCCCTTGATCAGGCGTTTGAAGATCTCTTCGCAAAGGACCGTGTCGTGTGCGCAGTACTCGGCCAGCTCGCGCTCTACCTCTTCGCTGATCTCGTCCAGCATGCCGTCGGTATTGTGCACGGCTTGTCCCTTGGGTGGGAGACCGAAGTCTGCTGCGAGCTTAGCCAGACTGTTGCCGACCTCGACACCACGCAGCGCCCGAGCCATCGAGAGTGTGTCGAAGATGAAGCACGGCTCGATACCGTAGCGCCACGACAGGATCGTCACATCGAACTGCGCGTTGTGTGCGAGCACCGCAGTGCGAGACCAGTCGAAGTGCGCTGCCCACTCTGCAATGTCGTCGCCTCTCACCCACATCGGGTCGGCATCTTCGCCCACTTCCTTGAAGCACAAACCCCACGCCTTGAATCGCGGATCGCGTACGTACTCCTCTGTGGTCATCTTGGAGAGTGTGTACGTCTTCTTGCTCCACGCCGTCTCGAAGTCGATGGCGAGTATGCGGTCAAAGGGTGGCTTAGTTGTAGCGGTCATCGGCGGGTGCCTCGGCTTTGATCTGCAGTGCTGTCTGGTGGTACGCCATACTCAGTAACTCAAACGAATCGTCCATATCAAGATTCAACGCGCTCACCGACAGCATCCAGTGCAGGTCACTACTGGGTGCTCGCACCAGCAATACCGCGCCCATCTCTGAACCCTTGCGGCAGCACTCCACAAGCAAGCGCACTGTTGTTTTCAATGTTTCAGCACGTTGTTCGTCAAGCGTTTCTAAAATCTTTTCAAGACGTTGATCATCTTCTTGCATTTAATAACTCCTCGAGTTGTTTCAGGTTGCTCTCATTCACTACGAGCGAGGTGCCGCCAGCGTTGCGAATGTCTTGCAGATGCTTCTCTTGTAACGCCGTGGTTGTGCCCTTGCCTGCCTTCGCTTCGATGCCGATGAAGTGTCCTTCGTGGCAGACAAGAAAGTCGGGAACACCGCTGTTACCGTAGCCAGTACCAATCGGCATGGCGTAGTAAGCGCGGGTGGTGTCTAAGATCTTTCTAATTTGTTTCTTGACCTTGGCTTCCGGTGTCGCAGCCATATGCGCTCCTGTGTTGGGTAGGGGGGAAATGTAGATTCCGCGCCCCCCTGATTCGCGGTAGGAGACACGGCACGGACAGCGACGTGCCGTACAGCGAGCGCCACATCTACAAGGCAGCGCTGCCTCGCTGGTATCGGCCTTGCGGCATTAACTCGGTTCAGACAATACTTCGATCAGTTTCTGAAGGTAGTGCGACCCCTTCTGAATCTCTTGCAACGACTCATCCTTCGAGCCCATCCGCATCAGATACTTGAGTGCGTTGCCGCGATAGAACCCGATCCGTTGCTCTCGAGACCATGTGTCGATCACATCCCACGGCTCGACCCCCATCGACAGGTAGTGCGTGCCGCCCACCTGAACATCACGCGCCGATGGTTGTGCCACGTTTTTTCTCCAAATATCGCCGATTGATGACAGCACGACTTTCTCTCCTTCGTTGTGCGTCTTCGCCATCGCCCAGCGCAAACACCGGTATGGCATCGCGTCCCAGTCGATCTTGAAGCCACTCTGTCACATGTACCGCCCGTTGTCGACGCAGTTGTCGCAACCATGACTGAGCGGTCACCAAATGGACGTTGATTTCACGCGCCAGCATCGCTGCGGTGAGCGGTCCCGTTTGTAGCATGAACAGCGTCTTTGCCAGCTTCTCTATATTTATTTTTCTGACAGTCACAATCGTTGCTCCTCGGCTTGGATACGCACCGTCTGCGTAAGCAGTCGTGCCTGCGACACGATGTCCGGACCTAAGGCCAGTGCCTCGCTCCACTTCTTATCGATCAGCAGAGCTTCGTAATCTTTCAACATGTGTCGCAGTGTCAGGAGCGGATCTGCGTAATCGTTGAGCGGCTTACGGTTCTTTTCCATTTGCTTCCAAGCTTCCTCTTCTTCCAAGGTTATTGCGATGTTCACCACGGAGCTTCTCCTTGTTCACTTATGGATTGTTGAAAACCACGTTTGCTGGGAGATTTTGAGCTTCGGTCGCTGAGGGGCGGCGGGGATGCCTTGCTGAGTGCCAGCACTCGCTCCAAAGGTGGGAAAGGCCACATCGGGGTTACGTCTCCATGTGGCGGGGTCGTTGGGTCGGATTGTCCGATTGCGGATGAGATAGCCCTTGTCCGTGAGCGCATTGAGATCCTTTGTGATGGTTGATCGTGAAAGGTTGAGCCGGTCGGCCACTTCCTGCCCCGTGCGTGAGAGTAGGTCAGATCTAAACAGATCGAGGATCGTCTTCTCTTTCGTAGTCCACCGCTCGGTCACATCTTCACCCGGACCGAACAGATACGCGGGCATGAATTTGTTTTTGTTGAATACCCACTCGACGATGCGAATCAATCCCGCCTCGTGCATGGACTTGCAAAATAGGTATGCCGTCTCGACGCCAAAGCCTGTCTCTTTCGCCAGCTGTACGGGGGTGCGTGGTGTGATCAGTATGGCCTTGATCAAGGTGGGTACGTTTGCCACGCCAAACTTCGGCGTTATTGATCGAGTCGCCCCTCCGGGTTTGACGGCTCCACTTGCCCCAGATTTTCGACCGGGATCTCGTACGTCTTCCACTGATGTCCGCAGTCTTTGCATTCTTTCCTTCTCCATGTCCAGTTAAACCTAGTGTCCTTTCGTGTTGCCAGCGTCTTGCTGTGCCATGATCCGCACTCAACACAGATGCTCATTACTTCAACGCACCTGCAATCTTGTCTAGCTTTCCGGCTTTTTCTAAGTCAGCCAGCGTCTGCATGGCACTGGCCGCGCGTTCTAGCAAACTAACGTAGCGCTCAAGATTATTGAAGTTGGCGCTCTTCTCCATCTTGATGAGGCCCGATGCCATGTCATCTGCCGCTTTGCGTACATCGCTTGAGCATTTTTTTGTTGCTGTAGAAAGCGCTGCCGTTTGGGCGTTGAAGCGATCAACCGCTGCCCCAAACAGTCGCTCGGCGTCGGTCACAGCGTCGGTTGCTTTTTGCATATCAGTTGCCACAGTCTTTGCTCCTCGGGTGATAAAGGTTCCGGTATCGCTCTCGACTTCTTGAGCAATGGTGTTGAGCACGGATTTCAGCGTGAACGCTGGTCCGTATCTGTCTACTTTGACGATTTTGAGTCCGCTCATACTGCGTCCCTGTACGTACCGTCTTTGAAGATGAACCGCGTGAATAGCAGGTTGCCGTCCTTGTCATAGTGCGCTGCCATGCACGGTGGTTCTCGGAATGCTGGTGCGGTTGGGTAGAGCCCCCGACTGCTCCCCTTGTCATGCGGGAAGTAGTACATGGTTGTGACTGCTTCCTTGGGCACATCCGGCGGGACGGTGAAGTCATAGAGTTCGCGTTTCATTTGTTTTCGTCCTCCTGATACTCTTCCGAATACTTCCCCCACACTGCGTCCAACATGTCGGCAGCTTTGTAGAGCTTATTTCTCAGAGACTCGTGCTGGTATTCAGCAAGCCCATCTGCGTAGCCCCTCATCCAAGCGGCCATCGTGAAGTATTGAAGTTTGCTGGCATCAATCATGGTTCTTCTCCCGTACCTTTGCTTCGATAGCCCTTGCGAACGAAAAAGTTTCACTGCTGGCTGATGTCAATTCATCTGCTTCAATGTCGCAAATTTCTATTTCTGTCAGCCCGACCCACTCCCGCTTTCCGAGCTTGCAGACACCGCACATACACTCCACCGGCTTTTCTGCCTGTTCGATGGCGGCGCGGAGAACATCACGCTCACACTGATATGCGTTGTCGTTGCCTTTGTTGGCTTCATGCTCCAACGCCTCCAGAGCTAGTTTCATCGCTTCAATGCTCATTTCTCCCTCCTCGCAACCAACGAACCTTCTCTGATCTCTAGCCCGAGGGCCAGCTTGAGCAGGTCTAGCCATGTAAATTCCACGACATCGGCTGTGTGTAGGTTGTATTGGAATCTCATTTCTCACCTCTGCTTAAACCCAAGACGCCGCATACCCAACTCGATCAGCATCGCAGCGTCCTCAAGACTGTTCTGACTGCTGCTCATGGCTGTTTGCCACTCGCCACCGATCCGTTTGCCGACCAGACCGACCGTGACGATCTGCCCGTCCTTAGCTTCCTCTAACCACTTCTCAAGCATTGCAATGGCGTCGGCGTTGTCGGGGGTCGTTGCTTTCAAGAATGGTTTGATGTTGTCGGTCATATCAATCTCCTATTAGCCCACCGATGTTTGACTCCGGGCGGTATGACTTCTCGATCTGTGCTCGGATCTCGGGTGGGATCTTGGGTAGTGGGAACCAGCCGACGTACCACTGATCTTTCCCGTCCCACCATCCCGTACTGGCGATCCCGGCGGCGTTCAAGAGCAGAACTTTCGGACCCGGTGGGCAGGTGTCCATCGCCCGCCAGATCAGATCGGCCTGTGTGATTGCTTCTTGGTTCGTTGTCATGCACGTCTCCTGATGCAGCCCGCTACGGCGGGCTGCGATTCTCTTACTTGGTTTTACTCTTACGTTTAGCCTGTACCGTCAAGACCGGACGCGACTCTGCATAGCTCTTCAGCGGTTTAACGAAAGACTCGTGCGGCGTGTGCGATGCGGGTTCGTCGTAGAACCGGCGGTACTTGAGTTCATGCGGCTGCAGG